GAGGCTGCCTTCCTGATATTGCTTCTTCCACTTAAACAGCAGGCTGGGCTGGATACCATGCAGGCGGGCGACATGGGAGACATTCATACCCGGCTCCATCGTCTGCTGGATAATGGCGATCTTCTCCTGAGGAGTTTTACGTTTACGGACTTCTTGCCCTAACAGGATCCCGGTCATCTCAAAATTGGTGTTAGTGTTAGACATATATTCAAGCCTATCTCTTATCTGGAGATACAGCTACTGTCTGGTGTTTCAGGGGGCTACATCAGTAAGCTGTTTGGCAAAATACATCAACGTGTTATCAGGGATACAAGAGAAGCTGTCAGGGCCTTGAATGCCACCATCCCTGGATTCGAAAAATATCTGAACAGTAGTAAATCCAGAGGGCTAACCTACGCGGTTTATGTCGGTGAGCGGAACATTGGCGAACAGGATCTCAATTTCCCTAATGTGGGCAGAGAAATTCGTATTGTGCCCGTAGTGATTGGGAGCAAGAAGGCGGGTTTAGTACAGACAATTCTGGGCGCGGTGCTGGTGATTGCATCTATCTGGATGCCAGGACTGAGCATAGCTGCCAGCAATATGATGTTTGCTGCTGGCGCATCAATGACTTTAGGGGGCGTCGTTCAAATGTTATCCCCGCAGGCAACTGGGTTGGCGAGTAAGCAGTCCTCAGATAACCAGGCAAGCTATGCTTTTGGTGGGGTAACAAATACGGCTGCACAAGGTTATCCAGTTCCACTACTTTACGGTAAGCGTAGAATTGGCGGTGCAATTATATCAGCTGGCATTTATGTTGAGGAACAGTTCTGATAATTCATATGCAACTCGCAATCCTAGAGTTGCATATAATCAATATTTAACTATTTGCTTCGTAAGGTTCTTGATATGATATCATCTATGTTTGGGCTGTAGAGTGAAATTGTATAGTATGTATCAATCCCAGCTAAATAATTTTCATAAATATCTTTTGCTATACGTTCAGAATCTGCGAAGTAGACGTGATTTTCGTTGAGTTCTGTATCAGAGTAACTGATGTCAGAATAATGATTAAGTTCAATATTTATTAGATTGATACCTTTATCATTAAGGTTTTTAATGATTTCCTTTTTTAAATTGCTGAATAATAGGATGTTGTTTTCACCTATACCCCCTGACATGCGATCTTTTCCTCCGGACTTTTTTGATTTCACAGAGAAATAATCAACATAGAATTTTTTTTCATATGATTTGTTATTGAGGGTATATTCTACATTCATGATTGAATGTAGTTTGTAGTTATAATTGTTTATGGAATAACCCTCGTTGAATATATCAAATTTTTCTGATTGTGTTGGTGTGTAATCCTTCCGGTAAAGTTGCTCAATGTTTAAAATGAAAACCGGTGAGTATTGAAGTTTTGATATTCTATTTTGCTCAAGGCTGAAGGTTACACTAAGAATAAAAGTTGCGAGCGCTAATATGAATTGTATTGTAGGCGCAATAAATGAAGGAATTTTAAATCTAGACTTTGTCATTTTTAAGTCCGCTGAGTTAATGAAAATGGGGGCTTGTGTATAGCAAGGTGTTTAGCAGTTCCCGTTTTAAGTGAGAATTGTAAACTAAAAGGTCATTAAGTTCAGAGAGTTATTTTCATAGCATTGCATAATGATCCATAAGCCATGGGGGTTTGCTGGTGGTGATGCGACCGATATGCGCGACTATGCGGATCTTCTCGACAAGGTTGAATCCGTTCTTATCCCGGCTTACGCGCAAAAAACCGGAAAATCCACCGAAGAAATTGCGGCAATGCTGGAAGACGAAACCTGGATGAGCGGCAGCGAGTGCCTTGAACTGGGTTTTGCCGACCAGGTGACTCCATCCCTGCAGGCTATGGCCTGTATCCATTCAAAACGTATTGAGGAATTTGAAAAAATGCCAAAAAGCATTCGCAACATGCTCACCCCGCCGCGCAATACTACCCAGCGTGACCCGGTTATTACCCAGCCTCAGGCACCGCAGGCAAAAACTGACCCGGCGCCGGATGAAAATGCGATCCGCGCGCAGGTGATGGCTGAGCAGAAAGCCCGTGTTAACGCCATCGGTGATCTCTTTGCCATGTTCGGTAATAAACACATGGAACTGCAAAATCAGTGCGTGGCCGACCCTGATTGTTCCGTTGATAAGGCGAAAGATTTGCTGCTGGCAGAGCTCGGTAAAACGGCCACGCCATCCAACAAAACCACACAACAGCATATTTATGCGGGCAACGGTAATTTCGTTGCGGATGGTATTCGCCAGGCGCTGATGGCGCGTGCCGGTTTTGAAGGCCAGGAGCGGGATAACGTTTATAACGGTATGACGCTGCGCGAGTATGCGCGCATGGCCCTGACAGAAAAAGGTATCGGTGTATCCAGCTACAATCCGATGCAAATGGTTGGCCTGGCGCTGACGCACAGCACCTCTGACTTTGGCAATATTCTGCTGGATGTGGCGAACAAAGCGCTGCTTCAGGGCTGGGAAGAATCCCAGGAAACCTTCGAACTGTGGACCAAAAAAGGCCAGCTGTCAGACTTCAAAACGGCGCATCGTGTCGGTATGGGTGGTTTCCCTTCTCTGAGACAGGTTCGCGAGGGGGCGGAGTACAAGTACGTCACTACCAGTGATAAAGGCGAAACCATCGCGCTTGCCACTTATGGTGAAATTTTCTCTGTTACCCGCCAGGCGATCATTAACGACGATCTGAACCAGCTCACCGACGTGCCGATGAAGATGGGGCGCGCGGCGAAAGCAACGATTGGCGATCTGGTTTATGCCATCCTGACCAAAAACCCGAAGCTCTCCGACGGCAAACCGCTGTTCCATGCCGATCACAAGAACCTGAGCGCGGGCGCAATTTCTGTGGCCAGCCTGGACGAAGCGCGCAAGCTGATGCGCCTGCAAAAGGAAGGTGAGCGTACCCTGAATATCCGCCCAGCCTACATGCTGGTGCCTGTAGCTCTGGAAACCCTGGCGAATCAGACTATCAAGTCGGCCAGTGTTAAAGGTGCTGATATTAATGCCGGCATCGTTAACCCGATCCAAAACTTTGCAGAGGTCATCGCTGAACCGCGTCTGGATGAAGCGGATGCGAAAGCCTGGTATCTGGCCGCCGCGAAGGGCACCGACACCATCGAGGTCGCTTATCTCAACGGTGTCGATACGCCTTACATCGATCAGCAGGAAGGCTTCACCACTGATGGTATCGCCACGAAAGTGCGTATTGATGCCGGTGTGGCGGCGCTGGACCATCGCGGCATGACCAAATCCACTGGTCAGTAAAAAACAGTCCTGACAAACAGATGCCCGTAAGGGCTTTTTTTATACCTGAAACCAGCCCCACATGGGGCTGAATGGAGAAGTTATGGCTAAGAACTATGCGCAGGACGGGAAAACGATCCCGCTGGTAAACAGTGGTGCAACCGATATTCAGAGCGGCGACCCGGTTGTTGTTGGAAAACTTATCGCGGTGGCAATTACCGATATCCCGGCTGGCGATACCGGGGACGGTTTTACTGAGGGTGTTTTCCTCTTGCCAAAAGTATCCGCAGATGCGGTTACTGCCGGGGCGCAGGTGTATCTGAAGGACGGCAAAATCCAGACCGATGAAACGGATGCCGTTGCCGCAGGCATCGCCTGGGAAGATGCACCGGCAAACACCACCGTTGTTGAAGTAAAGATTAATGTCTAATCCCTTTGATCGGATGGCGGCTCGCATGGACGCGGCCACCATAAAAAAGATGGGGAAAACGGCTCTGATTAACGGAATCACATACGACGTTATCTCTGCTGAGTTGCTTGAAGAGATGGGGCCGTTATCAGGGAATTTACGGTCTCTGGTGGTATTCAGTGGAGAATATACCCCGCGGCGAAACGATGAAGTGGTTTGGGAAGGCAAAAACTGGACCGTCACACGTCATGAACTGTTTAACGGGAAACCTCGTATCTTCATTGAGTAGGAGGGGCTATGTCGATCAAAGGCCTCGAGCAGGCTATCGCAAACCTCAACAGCATCAGCAAAACGGCCGTACCACGTGCCTCTGCCCAGTCGGTTAACCGTATTGCCGGGCAGGCCATCAACCGAAGCGTTTCTGTCGTTTCAAAATCGACGCGTGTACCTCGAAAACTGGTTAAGCAACGTGCCCGGTTACGGCGGGCTACCGTCAGTAAACCACGCGCACTTATTCGGGTGAACCGGGGAAATCTCCCCGCCATAAAACTCGGTCCCGCCAGTGTTCGTCTGTCCCGCAGAAAACGGGATAAGTCGGGTGCAAACAGTGTGCTCAGAATAGGCCCGTTTCGTTTTCCAGGCGCTTTTATCCAGCAACTGGCAAATGGTCGATGGCATGTGCTGCGACGCACCACCAAGAACCGCTACCCCATTGAAGTGGTCAGCATTCCACTGGCTGTTCCCCTTACAGAGGCCTTCCGTGCGGAGCTACCCCGGCTGATGGACGAAAACATGCCAGCAGTTATGCGCCAGAACCTGCAAAACCAACTGAGGTTGATACTCAAACGATGAAACACCCGCAGATACGGGCCGCCGTTCTGACGGCCCTGAAACGCAGTATTACAGAGCAAATAACCTGGTTCGACGGCCGTCCGGGATTTCTGGAAGAAGAAGATTTGCCTGCTGTAGCCGTCTATCTGACAGACGCGAGAGCTTCAGAAGATAGCGTGGATGAAGATATGTGGACTGCACTGCTGCATATCGAGGTCTTTTTGAAGGCAAAAGAGACCGATTCAGCTCTGGATGCCTGGATGGAAGAAAAAGTGTACCCCGCTCTGGCTGATATCCCAGAATTGCTGCCCCTAATCGAACTGATGAATGCAAATGGCTATGACTATCAGCGAGATGAGGAAGTGATGATGTGGGGGTCAGCCGATCTCAGTTATTCAATCAGCTATGTAATGTGAGGATCCTATGGCCACACCAAACCCGCTGGCGCCAACAAAAGGTGCCGGTACCACTCTCTGGGTTTACACCGGAACCGGTGACCCCTATGCCAATCCGCTTTCAGACGTTGACTGGTTGCGCCTCGCAAAGATTAAAGACCTGCAGCCCGGTGAACTGACGGCTGAATCTGAAGATGACACCTACATCGATGATGAGAATGCCGACTGGACATCAACGATGCAGGGGCAGAAATCAGCCGGTGAAACCAACCTGACACTCGCGTGGATGCCGGGAGACTCCGGGCAGCAGGACCTGGTGAACTGGTTCGATGAGGGCACCGTGAGGGGATATAAAATCAAATATCCGAATGGGGTTGTCGATGTGTTTAAGGGCTGGGTGAGCAGCCTCGGTAAAACCATTACGTCCAAAGAGGTCATGACCCGCACGGCCAAAATCACAAACAACGGCAAACCATCGCTGGCAGAGGACAGCGGTACCGCGCCGATTGCTGTCACGGGGATCAGTCTGGATAAATCCACTGCAGCTGTAGCGGTCGCAGCCACAACGCAACTGGTGGTTTCAGTCCTTCCGGCCAGTGCGTCAGATAAATCCTTCCGCGTAGCCAGCTCTGATCCTTCAAAAGCAACGGTCACCGTTAACGGCAATACCCTGACTGTCACCGGCGTGGCGGCGGGCACCGTAGAAATCATCGTTATGAGCAATGACGGTAACTTTGTGGCGATCTGCAAAGTCACTGTTTCCTGATAACCGGGGCGTGAGCCCCGTTCCGACCCGGAGTAAATATGTTTCTAAAGAGCGAACTGCTGGAAAGTAACGGCAGCAGCGTCACATTGTTCCAGCTTTCGGCGCTTCAGCGTATTGAATACCTCGAATACCTGAAGCAGCTGGAGGCAGTTGAAGCCGGCGATTTCCAGGCGGCCATCACCCTCACCGTAAAAAGTGGGGCGTTCCTCGTGGCGATGTCGCTCTGGCACGGCCACGAACTGAAAGGCTCCCAGGGAGAAAATGCGGCGGCGGAAGTGGCAAAGATTCAGGATGAGGTCATGCAGTCATGGCCGACCGAACTGGTTGCCGAAGCGGAATATAAGGTGAAGCTCCTGTCCGGGATGATTGCGCCGGTAACTGATGACCAGGCAGCGTCCGCCGAAGAAGGTTATAAACCCGCTGAACCCGTTACTGCGGAAAAGCCCTCGCCAGTGAGCTGAAATTTGCCATGAAACTGGCGCGTGAGTTCGGTCGCCCGAACTGGCGTGCCATGCTTGCTGGCATGTCCTCAACGGAGTACGGCGACTGGAAAATCTTCTATCAGGACAATTACTTTCATGATGCGCAGCTGGACGCACACTTCTCCGGCTTGCTCTACACCATCTCAACCCTGTTTTTTGCCGATCCGGAGTTAACCCCGGACAGTTTCAGCATTCTTAATACTGCACCGGAACCCATCGACATTGATGAACCGGATGACAATACGCTGATGGCGAAGGCTGCAGGTATTTCAGGAGGCGTGCGCTATGGCCCAGACGGCAGTAGGTGATCTGGTCGTTAACCTTGACGTTAACTCGTCGAAATTCAGCGAGCAGCTCAACTACGTCAAAAAAGAATTAAAACAGACCGGCAGTGCAGCAAACGACGAAGCGTTACGTATCCAGCAGTCCTTCAGCCGCCAGGAGAACGCCGCGCGCAAAGCGGGTATTTCTGTGGGTCAGTATAACGCCGCAATGCGTATGCTCCCGGCACAGTTTACCGATGTAGCCACGCAGCTGGCGGGTGGGCAGAACCCCTGGCTGATTCTGCTTCAGCAGGGCGGTCAGGTTAAGGACTCCTTTGGCGGGATCATTCCGACATTCCGGGCGTTGCTGGGGACGATTTCCCCGTTGATGGTCGGCATTGGTGCATTGTCCGTTGCAACGGGCGCGTTGTTCTATGCCTGGTACCAGGGCTCTTCCACCCTGTCTGATTTCAACAAAACGCTGGTACTGTCGGGGAACACAGCCGGACTGACCGCTGACCGCATGCTGGCACTGGCGCGTAACGGACAGGCAGCGGGGCTGACCTTCAACCAGACCAGTGAAGCGCTGACCGAGCTTATCAACGCGGGTGTGCGTGCTGGCTCGCGCTTTGATGACATGAGCCAGGCGGTGGCGCGGTTTACCGATGCCTCCGGCGTGCCGGTGGAAAAGGTCGCAGCAGCCTATGGCAAGCTCGCAACTGACCCGACATCGGGCCTGATCGCGATGGCCCAGCAGTTCCATAACGTTACTGCTGAACAGATTGCCCATGTGGCGCAGCTGCAGCGTGCCGGTGATGAGGCTGGCGCACTGCAGGCGGCTAACGAGGCTGCTACAGCCGGATTCAACGATCAGACCAAAGCCATCCGCGACAATATGGGGACGATTGAATCTTCAGCGGACTCCCTGAAGCGCGCCTTCAAGTCGATGTGGGATGCAGCCCTCGATATTGGCCGACCTGACACCGCGCAGGAGATGGTGGCAAAAGCCGAAGCCGCGTTCAAAAAAGCCGATGAAATCTGGAACCTGCGTAAAGGTGACCGATATGTCAATGATGAGGCCCGCGCCCGATTCTGGAATGATCGCGAAACGGCCAGGCTGGCGCTGGACATGGCTCAGCAGCAGGCGGGAATTGCCAGGGCGAATGAAGAGAATGCTTCGCGCGAAGCGGCTGCGGAATCGGATCGCCAGAAGTATGCTGCGCAGGCTCAGGCAAACTATGCCAAAACGCAGACGGCACTGGAGAAATACACGGCCAGGCAGAGCGAGCTCAACAAGGCGCTGAAAGAGGGGCGAATCCTCCAGGCTGACTACAACATCAACCTGGCTGCCGCGAAAAAAGAGTACGAAGACACCCTTAAAAAGCCGAAGAAGACCCCGGCAATCAGAACCCCCGCAGGTGCCCGTGCAACCGATACGGCCAGCGCCCAGACGCTGGAGCTGCAGGCACAGTTGCGCACCCTGCAGGAGCATAAGGGGATAAATGACACCATCAGTCAGCAGCGTCAGGAGCTGTGGCGTCAACAGTCCCGGTTTACAGTTCTGGAAGAGGCCGCGAAGACCCGGACGCTTTCTGCTGAGGAAAAATCCCTGCTGGCCAGTAAAAGCGAGGTGCTTTCCCGTGCAGAGCTGAACGCGAAGCTTGGCGATCAGATAGTGGCGCAGGAGCGGCTTAACCGCCTGCAGGATACGTCCCAAAAATACGTCACGCAGATCGGCGAGAAAACCAGGGCCCTAGCGGAAAGTGCTGGAATGAGCAGTCGTGCAGCACAACGCCGCAACGAGGAGGCCCAGCTTCTTCAGGGGTGGAAAAATGGTGGCGGTTCGGAGAACGACGCTGGTTATCAGAATGAGTTGCAGGCGCTGCAGGCGTATTACGCCGAGCAGGATAAGCTGCGGGACGACTGGCAATCCGGGGCCAAATCCGCATGGGCAGATTATGTTGATTCTGCTTCAGATGCTTATGGCCAGATGAAGTCGGCTGCTACCAGTACGTTTGATGGAATCGGGCAAAATATGGCTGACATGCTGACGCGCGGTAAGGCTGACTGGGCTGACTTCACCCGCTCCACGCTCTCCATGCTGACACAGATCCTGCTGAAACAGGCGATGGTAGGCTTAGTGGATTCAGCATCAACCGCGCTGGGATTTGCAGGTGGCGGTTATACCGGTTCAGGCGGGAAATATGAGCCAGCAGGTGTCGTTCACCGTGGTGAGTTTGTTTTCACCAAAGAGGCTACCAGCCGGATCGGCGTCGGCAATCTTTACCGGATGATGAAAGGCTATGCAACGGGAGGGTATGTCGGGGGTGGTGGTACAGGCCCGGCTGCAGCACCTTTCGGTGTCAGTGTATATGCCCCGGTGACGGTCGAGAATGCTTCCGGTAACGCACAGCAGCAAAACGACGGAGACAGGCTGGGTAAGGCGTATCAGCAGGTGATTAACAAATCTGTCAACGAGGGTATCGCCAGGGCAATCCAGCCCGGTGGGCTTATCTGGAATGCGACCAATCGCAGGTAACAGTTATGACGATAGAAACATTCCCCTGGGGCATTAAGGTTTCCAGCCAGCCCACCGAGGGAAGCAAAGACACAGTCAGGAAGGTCCAGTTCGGCGACGGGTACGCACAGGTGAGCGGCTCCGGCCTGAATGATGAGATTCGCACCTATGAATATTCTTTTTCAGGGGATCCAACTACAGCGAATGAAATTCACGCTTTCCTTCGGCGGCATAAAGTGAAGTCGTTTATTTTCACTCCGCCTTTCGGCGATTCCGCGCTGTGGCGTGTCGAGGCTGACACGCTCAAAAAGGTGGTTAAAAACGTAAAAGTGATAACCGTAACCGCAACGTTTGAACAGGCATTTGCACCATGAGTCTTAATGCTGATTATCAAAAACTCGAGCCGGGCAATGAAGTCCGGCTTTTTTCTGTCGATGGCACAGCGTTCGGTATGTCAGATGTACTCCGCTTCCACGCACACAATATCGCACACACCCCGGAAGAGATTGAGGCTGCAGGTGGGGATGAGAATAAACTTCCGGCGAAGTCCATCTGGTGGCAGGGGGAGGAGTATAAAGCCTGGCCGTGTCAGGTTGAGGGTATTGAAGCGACCACGGACGGTACCAGTCCACAGCCAAAACTGAGAGTGGCGAACCTGGACAGTTCGATCTCAGCGCTCTGTCTGGCGTATGACGATCTGCTGCAGGCGAAAGTGAGTATCCACGACACGCTGGCACAGTATCTGGACGCCAGAAATTTTCCGCAGGGCAATCCCACTGCAGACCCGTCACAGGAAAAGCTGAAGGTCTTTTATATCGATGCCAGAAGCACCGAGACGGATGAAGTTGTCGAATTTACGCTTTCCAGTCCGATGGATTTACAGGGCCAGATGATACCCACGCGGCAGTTGCATTCGTTATGCAGCTGGTGCATCCGGAACAAGTACCGGACCGGCGACGGCTGCGACTATGCCGGAACGCGCTATTTCGACAAAAACAATAATCCGGTTGACGATCCCTCGCTGGATGTCTGCAACGGCACGCTGACGGCCTGCAAGCTCCGGCACGGAGACAGCAACGAGCTGCCGTTCGGTGGTTTCCCCGGTACATCTCTTATCAGGAGTTGATATGCGCCAGAAAACCATTGATGCCATCATGGCACACGCTGCAGCGGAATATCCGCGCGAGTGCTGCGGCGTGGTGGCACAGAAAAGCCGGGTTGAGCGCTATTTTCCCTGTCGTAATCTCGCAGCAGAGCCGACTGAACATTTTCACCTGTCCCCCGAAGATTACGCAGCGGCAGAAGACTGGGGGACGGTGGTGGCCATTGTTCACAGCCATCCTGATGCGACGACGCAGGCCAGCGAGCTGGATAAGGCTCAGTGTGATGCAACGCTGCTGCCCTGGCATATTGTGAGCTGGCCAGAGGGGGATTTACGTACCATTCAGCCACGCGGGGAGCAGCCATTGCTGGAGCGTCCGTTCGTGCTTGGCCACTTCGATTGCTGGGGTCTGGTAATGAGCTATTTCCGGCAGACCCACGGTATCGAGCTCCACGATTACCGGGTGGATTATCCCTGGTGGGAAAACGACTACCCGGACAATTTCTATCAGGAGTGCTGGTACGAGTGCGGATTCAGGGAGTTTGATGGCCCGCCTCAGGAAGGGGACCTCGTCATCATGCAGGTGCAGGCCGATAAGTGGAATCATGCCGGGATTTTACTGGAGGGTAACATGCTGCTGCACCATCTTTACGGGCATCTGAGTCAGCGTGTTCCTTATGGCGGATACTGGCAGGAGCGCACGATGAAAATCGTTCGTTATAAAGATGTAATGGCAGGTGAAACATGCAGGAAGTAATGACCCGCATTGAGCTTGGCGGCGTGCTCGGGAAAACATTCGGTAAAATTCACCACCGCCTGATTTCCCGTGTAAGCGAGGCGGGAGTGGCGCTCGCAAAGACTATTCCGGGCTTTGAGCAGTTTATGATTTCCAGCCAGCGCCGTGGGCTCACATACTCCGTATTTAAGGGTAAAAAAAACATCGGTGTGGATGACCTCGGTTTCCCGGTTACCGGCGATGTTATCCGTATTGTCCCGGTAATCATCGGGAGTAAAAAAGCCGGTTTGATTCAAACTATCCTGGGCGCAGTATTAGTGATTGCATCGATCTGGATGCCAGGTCTGAGTATAGCTGCCAGCAATATGATGTTTGCTGCTGGTGCGTCCATAACGCTGGGGGGGGTAGTTCAGATGATATCCCCTCAGGCTACAGGGCTGGCCAGCAAACAGAGCTCAGATAACCGCGCCTCATACGCGTTCGGCGGAGTCACAAATACCGCCGCACAGGGTTACCCGGTTCCGCTCCTGTACGGCCGCCGGAGAATCGGCGGGGCAATTATTTCTGCCGGAATTTATGTCGAAGATCAGCAGTAGTTAACAAACCTTTTTACAAGCCACCTTCGGGTGGCTTTTTTTATGGGCGCGATATGGCTAAAACAATTACCGGACGAAAAGGCGGGAGCTCCAGTTCCCGAACTCCCACCGAACAGCCTGATGATCTGCAATCTGTAGCGAAGGCAAAGATCCTCGTTGCGCTTGGGGAAGGGGAGTTTGCTGGACAGCTCACCGGGAAGGATATCTACCTGGACGGAACGGCGCTGGAGAACGCCGACGGCTCCCAAAACTTCAGCGGCGTGGCGTGGGAATTCCGCCCGGGGACGCAGGCACAAAAATACATTCAGGGCATCCCCGGTACCGAAAACGAAATCAGCGTGGGCACCGCAGTTTCAAGCACCACCGCCTGGACACACACCTTTACCAACACGCAGCTGTCAGCCGTTCGCCTGCGCCTGAAATGGCCATCGCTTTTTAAACAGGAGAACGATGGCGATCTGGTTGGCTATTCAATTAACTACGCCATTGATCTGCAGACTGATGGTGGTACCTGGCAGACGGTACTTAATACCAGCGTAACCGGCAAGACAACTTCCGGCTACGAACGCAGCCATCGCCTCGACTTACCACAGGCAGGCAGCACATGGACGGTGCGCCTGCGTAAGCTCACGGCGGATGCCAACAGCGCGAAAATTGGCGACACAATGACGCTGCAGAGCTACACAGAGGTTATCGACGCCAAACTGCGTTATCCAAATACCGCGCTGCTCTACATCGAATTTGACTCAAGCCAGTTTAACGGCTCTATCCCGCAAATAGCCTGCGAACCGCGAGGCCGTGTAATCCGCGTTCCGGATACGTATGACCCGGAGACCCGCACCTATAGCGGCACATGGACGGGGGTGTTTAAGTGGGCGTGGACGGATAATCCGGCCTGGATTTTTTACGATCTGGTGGTGAGCGACCGCTTTGGGCTGGGCAATCGCCTGACGGCGGCCAATATTGATAAATGGACGCTTTACCAGGTCGCACAATATTGCGATCAGCCGGTTCCCGATGGTAAAGGCGGTAGCGGCACCGAGCCTCGTTATACCTGCAACGTGTACGTGCAGGAGAGGAATGACGCCTATACCGTGTTACGTGATTTTGCGGCGATATTCCGGGGCATGACGTACTGGGGTGGCGATCAAATCGTTGCGCTTGCGGATATGCCCCGCGATGTGGATTACAGCTACACGCGTGCAAACGTGGTTAATGGCCGCTTTACCTATTCGGGCAGCACCACCAAAACCCGATATACCACGGCACTGGTTTCCTGGTCCGATCCGGGTAATGCCTACGCGGATGCGATGGAGCCTGTATTTGAGCAGGATCTCGTTGCTCGCTTTGGCACAAATCAGCTCGAAATGACAGCCATTGGTTGTACCCGGCAGTCAGAGGCAAACCGCAAAGGGCGCTGGGGTATCCTGACCAATAACAAGGATCGCATCGTGTCGTTCGATGTTGGTCTTGACGGCAAGATCCCACAGCCTGGTTATATCATCGCGGTTGCCGATGAGCTGCTTTCCGGAAAAGTGATGGGAGGGCGCATCAGCGCGGTTAACGGTCGCGTTATCACGCTTGATCGTGATTCGGCAGCCGCTCCCGGAAGCCGTCTGATGGTTAACCTTCCGTCCGGCGCATCGCAGAGCAGGACGATACAGAGCGTAAACGGCCGGGCCGTCACCGTGACAACGGCATACAGCGAAACACCTGCAGTGGAATCGGTGTGGATTGTCGAGTCCGAAGAGCTTTACGCGCAGCAATATCGCGTTATCAGCGTTACGGATAATAATGACGGAACGTATTCGATTTCTGGCGCTTTGCACGATCCGGATAAATATGCGCGTATCGATACCGGTGCCATTATCGACCAGCGGCCAATAAGTGTTATTCCGCCTGGTAACCAGTCGCCGCCTGACAACATCGTGATCAGCTCGTTTTCCGTGGTGCAGCAAAATATCAGCGTCGAAACGATGCGCGTGAGCTGGGACCAGGCGCAGAACGCTATCGCCTATGAAGCGCAATGGCGCCGCAACGACGGGAACTGGGTTAACGTGCCGCGCAGCTCCACCACATCATTCGACGTCCCGGGGATTTATGCCGGGCGCTACCTGGTACGCGTGCGCGCAATCAATGCCGCAGAAATCTCGTCCGGATGGGGCTATTCAGAAGAGAAAGCGCTGACGGGTAAAGTAGGCAATCCACCGAAGCCGGTTGGCTTCATCGCTTCTGAAAATGTGGTTTTCGGCATCGAGCTGAACTGGGGATTCCCGGCGAATACCGACGACACGCTGAAGACGGAAATTCAGTATAGCCTGACCGGTACCGAGGACGATGCAATGCTGCTGGCCGATGTGCCTTACCCGCAGCGCAAATATCAGCAGATGGGCCTTAAGGCTGGGCAGATTTTCTGGTACCGCGCGCAGCTGGTGGACCGCAGCGGCAACGAATCAGGTTACACAGAATGGGTGCGAGGACAGGCCAGTATCGATGTTTCCGATATCACAGATGTGATCCTGGAGGAGATTAAAGATTCTGAGGTATTTAAGGATCTGATTGAGAGTGCCGTAGAAAGTAGCGAGAAACTGGCCGAACTTTCTGATGCGATTAAGGAGAACGCCGATGGTCTGGCTGCAGCAGTAGGTTCGAATAAGCAGACAGCAGAAGCAATCATTGGCAACGCCCTGGCTATTGCTGATGTTGTTGTGCGCCAGACTGCGCAGCAGGGGGCTAACTCTGCGAAATTCGAACAGCTCCGGGAGGTGATCGCTACTGAGACGGAAGCGCGCGTCACGGATGTTACTCGTCTAGAGGCGAAAACTGCCCAGAATGAAGCGGGTATTACTGATGTTCGCCAGGCGTTAGCAACGGAAACTGAAGCTCGCGCTTCTGCGGTAAGTCAATTGACGGCTGCCACTCAGGCCGCATCTGACAAAGCTGATTCAGCAGCTGCTGTAGGTGCTCAGAATACAGCATCAATCACTGACCTTAGCCAGGTTGTCACGGACCTCGATTCCTCAATGGCATCACGCCTGGAAGAGCTGGGTGCACAAACTGATAAGGCCAGCGGCGGTATTCAGAACAATGCTATCGCGCTAATAACGAGTACGCTCGCGCAGGTTAACCAGCGCAACCTCCTGAGCGTCCAGTATGGAGATAACAAAGCCAGTATCGATCGAGTAGACAATGTGATGGCCGACGCCAGTAAAGCTGTCGCTGAGTCATTGCGCGCTTTGGATTCCAGCACCGGTGGGAACACGGCGAATGTCACTGACTTGTCGAAGACACTTGCTGATTTTACCCAGGCGTCTGCTACGCAAATCAATTCGCTAAAGGTCACGGTTAACGGTCAGTCTGCAGCGATTGTCCAGAACAGCCAGGTATCAGCGGACATCAATAACAACCTGAATGCGATGTACAGCATCAAGGTCGCTGTTGATTCTAATGGTAATCAGTATGCAGCAGGGATGGGGATTGGTGTTCAGAATACGCCATCTGGAATGCAGACGCAGGTTCTCTTCATTGCTGACCGTTTCGCTGTGATGAGTCAGGCTGGCGGCGCAGTTACTCTGCCTTTTGTCATCCAGAATGGGCAGACATTCATCCGCGCCAGCTTCATTCAGGATGGCACCATTGAGAACACTAAGATAGGAAACTACATACAGTCTTCAACATGGGACGGCACCGGAAATGTTGGCTGGCACATCAACAAGTCTGGCTACGCGACGTTCAATAATGTGACCGTTCGTGGCTCGATTTACGCCACAAACGGTAATTTTTCTTTCAATGGCTCCGGCAACACAACGGTGATTAATGGTAATGGCGTAACCATTAATATTCCTGGTGGTGGCCGGATTGTACTGGGGACATGGACATAAGATGCCGACAGGATTATTGATAGAACTTAATGACGGCGGAAAGCGTATGGAGATAACGGCGGGCCTGAGATGCCCGTCTTTTGGTGGCAGCTTTGACACTGGCTACCAGAAAGCAAAGTATGTGGACATCGCTGGTTATGTTTCAGGTGCGCAGGTGCTGTTTATACCGTATGCGACTGCCTATGTTGATGCGGGGCTGTGGCATAAAATGAATTCCATAACCATCTCTGGTGGCAGGGTTACGCAGAATTCGAGAATGCAGGCTCTGGGCATTAGTGAAAGAGATAGCACCTATACGTTTCCCGGTAGTGTCTGGCAGATATTTCCGACAGGTCAGCGAAGCGGGGTGGGCCTGCTTATCAGCGACAGTACTGACTTCACCTCGATAACCAATGCCACGCAGTCAGGGCAGTGTATCTGGAAGGGGACCGTAAGTGTTCCGACCGGAGGATGGGCGGTTCCGACGATAGCAGGATACGACAAGTCGAAGTACGTCGTTTTCGGGCGCTGTAACAGTGGTAACACGATTGACTTCGACGGTAACACGGTCAGGTTCTTCAGCCCTCCGTCCACGAACGATGATGCTCCCGCAACCGGCACGATAGACATCGTTATTTTTGCCAGTGGCGTAGCGCCGCAGCCGGGTACCGGCCTCAATATTTTTAATGCTGCAGGGGCCTGCACCTTTTCAACCACAAAACGACCATTCGTATACCTCAACCAACTCTGGACCCCTTCGACAAGTGCCGTGAGCATCGGTAACGGATATGTTCCGCTGGGTAGGTTTGGGCTAATGGTGCATACGGTAAACGGCATGTATGTATATCGAATGTTCGGAATAAAAATACAGAACGGCAACGCTTCAGTTCAGGGCGGAAAATATCTTGGGCGCGAGCAATATGCCATTTTCGGTAATAACACGGTGACGTCGCTCAGCCTTCCGGTTCTGCCCGATATGTACGTCTGAATACACTGCCTAATTAAATCAACCTCGCTCCGGCGGGGTTTTTTATTACCTGGAGATAATATGATTTATACCACTGGCACTATTGCCATCAGCGGAAACACCCTTACAGGTACCGGCACAAACTTCACTGCAGCTGGCTCACTGATTCGTAACGGCTGTACCGTCATCGCGCTGACCAGCCCAGCGCAGGTTTTCCAGATCACCGCTATCGGCGGCGCAACCTCTCTCACCGTTACGCCAGCTGCTAACCCTGCTATCCCTGCGGGAACCAAATATGCCATTCTTCTGAGCGACAGCCTGAGCGTTGACGGTCTGGCGCAGGACATCGCTGAAACATTCACTATGTACCAGCGTTACATGAGCGGTTTCGCTGATGTGATGAACGGTACTACAGACGTCACTATCACGATTAACGGTGTTCCCGTCACCGTACCGGGGCAGAAATCGCTGGCGAAGAAAGGGGCTAACAGCGATATAACCAGCCTAAGCGGCCTGACTACCGCGCTCAGTATCAGCCAGGGCGGTACAGGTGCAAAGAATGCTGCTGACGCTCGCGCAAACCTCGGTTTGAGAAGTGCTGCTTTGGCCGATGTTTTAGGCACAGTTTCCCAGGCTGGCGGAGTGCCCACCGGAGCAGTGATAGAGAAGGGGGCAAATTCGAATGGTGAGTATGTTCGTTTTGCCGATGGTACTCAAATTTGCCGAATGGCGGTTGCGGCCGCAGATGCAGTAAATAAAAATGTGACAACAGCCGGCTCGCTGGGTGGGTATCGATCCTCACAAAATCCAGTACCATTCCCGGCTAATTTTGCAGCTCCAGCTTACTGTTCTGGTCACATTAACAATAATGGCCACAATGTAAGAATTGAGCTCGTCAGCGGCAACCAGGCATCATGCAATTTTGCTTTTCATGCTGTGAATAGCGGTACTTATTCCGGCGCCGACACCATTTACATTACAGCCATCGGCCGCTGGTTCTGAGGGAATTCTAATGAAAATTTTGCTTAGCCCACAACGTGCAGATGCCACAGTCACTTATTCAGCACAGGGCGATGTGCTTACAGTTACGGTGGACGAAAAAGTACATTCTTTCGATTTTTCCAATCTGCAGGACGAGGCTCTTACTGAGTTCTCGTCCTCGCTTCCCATTTGTCCTTTACTCTTTGCGAAGCGGACAGATGATGGCGTAATTGTTTCAGCTCTCCACTATTACGGACCAGAGGCCGATGAGAAAGAGAAAGTTTCTACTGAAATTATTCTTCAGTAGTAAGCTTTTTCGTTACCTCCGCTAATTTCTCCTTGAGCTCTAAAACAGCCAGTAAAAGGTCGGCGACAATCGCCCTGTCGTCGATTCCCCAAAAATCGTCCTCTGTTTCAGGCGGAAGCGCATAGGACTCATTCACAGCGTTGACCTGTTGCGCAATGAATCCGCGCCGCACCCTGGCCTTTGCCATCGGAGAAGCGCCGGAAATATCATTCCAATGGTATTCAACCACTTTCAGTGCAGACAGCCGTTCAAAATAACCATCAACCTGATTGCTGATCACCTCCTTCAGTCTTTCGTCGGAAGTAGCTAGCGCCAGGGTACCTGTTTGCTGTGGGAATGCTGTTCTGGTGCTGTCGGTCTGATCTCCACGCTCTTTACGACGCCACACATAAACCGTTCCGTCCTGCGTCTCGAGGCCAACCTCTTTCCCTACCGTTCCGGCGGCCATATTGCCTGCTCTCAATACGAGAGCTGGGTAGGCAGCCATGTCGATGTATGGGTAAGTAGAAAACGTTTGTGTGGCACTCCAGGTGTTTGCAGCATTTAAAAGCGGAACCACAGCACCTGATGTACCAATATCTTTCGTGGCACTACTTCCCAAACCGACGTTTTATAGATTGCTCTTGAGCGGCCTGGCCGATAACTTCACCTGATTTTTTTGCAGAAATAATTGGGTGAAAAATATGCAAATTGGCTATGTAAGGGTGTCAACAAATGACCAAAATACGGATCTTCAGCGGCAAGCGCTCGAACGCGCAGGATGTGAACAAATTTTCGAAGAAAAAATGAGCGGAACAGTGGCTAACCGGCCAGCGCTGAAAAAGCTTCTTAAGACGCTGAAAGAGGGAGATACGCTGGTAGTGTGGAAGCTCGATCGCCTTGGGCGAAGCATGCGGAACCTTGTACTGCTGGTCGATGAACTACGGCAGCGCGGGATCCACTTCAAAAGCCTTACGGATAGCATCGACACTTCCAGCCCAATGGGGCGTTTCATTTTCCACATCATGTCTGCCCTGGCCGAGATGGAGAGGGAGTTGATAGTGGAGCGCACTCGGGCTGGGTTGGCCGCAGCCCGTGAGAAAGGGCGAATCGGTGGGAGGCGGCCAAAATTGACACCTGAGCAATGGGCTCAGGCTGGCAGGTTGATCGCAAACGGAGTGGATCGGAAGCAGGTGGCGATCATTTACGATGTGGCCGTTTGTACTCTATATAAAAAAATTCCCAGTAAATAAAGACGTTACACGAACTTCAACACATTAAAATTCATCCGGGTTATTCGATGTGCTTATGCCAATTTTGATCAGGCTCAATACTATCAAGCCAAGAGCAACAACTACGGTACTTGCGATTATAAACATTGCCATGTTGAACCTTTTATATGAACTTTTCATTTAGACAATACGGAACTGCAAACGTTCAGAACAAAAAATTCTTAGTATGAGAGCAGGATGTTTGATGTTTCGGACAGCCATATGTAAAAATGAGCTACGGTTGCTGGGCACTGTTCGGTAATTCGAATATTGAATGTTACAACCATGAAGATTCTGTTTGTACATAAGCTTCATGTAACAAGAGGATCTACTGAAAGGAATGATGAGAGATGTGTGGGGGCTTACCGTAGTTGAATTTATTGCTATCAAGCGGAATCTTGAGAATATTTCTGATACATGGTCAGATCTCTGGGCAATGTTGTATCTGAGTCAGGCTAAGCCCGGACAGCTTCTTGGGGCAAAGTTTGATGATGTGAGCCATGATATTCTTGTTCTTTCAGCCACAAAAGGACTGAGGGAAAGATGCATTGCTCTTAAGCCAGGAGTTAAAAGAATTCTCCACTCCCGCAGGGAGAAGTATCCTGAAGATGTGTTTTTGTTTCAGAGCCATTCACATCGTACCAAGACAACTCCAAGACCGGTAACGTTAGTTGCATTTAATGCGGCACTGAAAAGGGCATCTATTGGAGTGACCGCAAAAACAGTGAGTAGTAAAAGTGCTTATTATTTAACGCCACTAAGATGAAGTGCCGTTCAATATCGGAAAAGTACGATGGGTAGTGGTGCATGTCTGCGTAGTTGAAGGTATGCACGAAGCGAACACGGGCTTTGCTAATCATTCACCAGCCACATATTTGCGTCTTCAAACATTTCCTCCAGCATGCGGTTCAGCTTTTCCCGATCGCTTTTGCTGGCATCGCTATTCAAGCCGTTCGCCTGCATCGGCTTCACCCTCACTTCAGCATCAGGGAAAATCTGGTGCACTCGTTTCGTCAACTCGGCCAGGATAATCTCCCTGGCTCCCTCCAAGCCTTCAACGTTTCGCTTATCGTAAACCAGTTCAACAAACATAATGCGCTCCATTATCTACTGTTTGGATATACAGTATTTTTGCTGTGGAGGATTTGTCTGTCAAGGCGTGAGCCCTTTGTTTTTAAATTTTGAGGGTATTTCTGCGTGAATAATTATTGTCGATGTGACCTGCAGAGCCGATGGTGTCTGAGGTTGGCTTAAAAAAGCTTTGGGGCATGGATGGGGCAAAAGTGCATGGTAAAGTGCGTTAAAGTTCGTTAATCATGTTTTGTCTCGATCTCGCTCATCCCTTGTTTTATGCGCTCCTGGACGATCTTTATCGATTTTAAAAATTATGAGTTCATATTATGTCAGCCCTGGCGGAAATGGAGAGGGAGTTGATTGTGGAGCGCACCCGGGCAGGTTTGGCTGCAGCTCGTGAGAAAGGTCGAATCGGCGGCAGGCGTCCAAAGCTTACCCAGGAACAATGGGACCAGGCGGGCCGACTGATTGCGAACGGCGTGGACAGAAAACAGGTGGCAATAATTTATGATGTGGCCGTGTGCACGCTTTATAAAAAATTTCCGGTGGGGATAAATCGGAGAAAAAGCAGCCCACCGTGTGAAATGGCGGGCTGA